ACTGATCAGTTCACTGAGAAGGGCTTAAGAAAATTCGTTAACGGTCTGGCCCGCGCGTGGCCGCCGCCGACAACGACGATTTCGCTCCGCCCGACCAGGCCGAGCAGGGCCGACTCCCCCTGCTCACGCTCACACACCACCCCGCCACGTGGCGAACCGTGCCGAACCCGACCACGCTCCAACGCCAAGTCCGGGCCTGGGCCGCCAAAGCCGGGGTCGAGCTCGAACACGCCGAACAGATCGAACGGGCCGCCCACGGGGGCAAGCGATGACCGCCGACCGCGACGACGCCCGCTGGACCGAGCTGGGCCGGCGACTCGATCAGTTCGCGGCCGACGCCGAGCTGATCGGGATGGGGGTCGTGATCACCTGGGATCGGCCCTACGGGTGCGTGTACGTCACGATCCTGGGCCCCGACCAGCTCGACCCGGGCCCACCCATCCGGCTGCTCGGGCACCGTGAGTAGCCTCGCGGGCCATGAGCAGCACCGAACCCGAAGAGACCGAAGAGTCGAGCCCGAGCCCGATCCCGAGCCGGACCCCGAGCCCGATGAGTAGCGCCCAGGGCTGGTGGATCGTGGCCGAGCTCGGCGCCGTGGCCGTCGTCGCGGTGGTGCGGTTGATCATCGGTCGCTGAACACCCGTTCGGTATCATGTGACCCATGAGTAACCGAGCGACCGACGCCCGCTCCCCGGGTCGGCTGCCCGCTCATGGCACCCGAGCCCGCTACTACCACCCGACCCGGCCGTGCTCCTGTGATCGTTGCCAGGCCGCGAACACCGCCTACATCCGGCGCTGGCGGGCCGGACCGCCAACCCGCCCGTCGTCCAGCTCGACCTGTTCGAGACGGCGTAACCCAGCGTGCTGAAGACGACTCGTCTTCAGCAGACTAGGGTCGGCGCGCATGGCTCAACGACGCTTCAGCATCCAAGTGACCCAGCACGAGATCGACAAGGCCCAACCGAAACAGTCGGGGCTGTGCATGGCCGCCATGGCCATCGCCCGCACGATCCCCGACGCCCATCACGTCGACGTTGATCTGCGCACGATCCGCTTCACGTTGAACGGCGAGCGTCACGTGTACCTCACCCCGTACGCGGTGTCCGGCTACGTGATCGGCTACGACGCCGGTGATGAGATCCACCCCTTCAGCTTCCAGCTCCGCGAGGACGCCCGCGTGCCGGCGCGACGCCGGACGCCGACCCCGCCGGAGTGGCGAAGAGTAGGGCCAACAGCAAGGTCGGCGACGCGCGCAAGAAGGTTAAGAAGATCGAAGCGCAACTGTCCCAGGCCCAGCAGGCCCTAACCGCCGACCGACCCGGCCGTGACGGTCGCGAAGCGTGAGGTGAAGGCCGCCCAGGCCGCCGTGCTCACCGCCGAGCAGGAACGGGAGGCAACCAAGGCCGCGTACGCCGATCAGGCCTTCTATGCCCCGCCCGCCCCGCACGAAAAGGGCGTCCGGCTCCCGCTGCCCAAGGTGATCAAGACCAGCAAGCGAACCTACGGCGCCCGGTTGCTGCGCGTGAACGGCGGGACTGACAACGGGATTGGCTAGGCGCGTGACCGACGGGTGACGCGGGCCGGCCCGCAACGCCGAGCCCGGGCCGATCCTCGCTTGCACCGCGCCGGGCCCAAAAGCCGCGGGGGTGACAGGACGGGGCTCGATCGAGATCACGGCGCTACCCCCGCCCGACCCGGCGCGCCGTGATCTCCCTCGCCCCGCCCTGCCACCCCCGCGGCTTTGTCACAACCGCGGCGCGAACGACTGCGGCTGGCCAGGACGTGGGGCCGTGTGCCGGGCGCTAGGGCCTTGCCTGGCATCGTTGGGCCCACGTGGGGGTTGACGGGCTCTGAGGGGCCTGTAGAGGTCGGTTGGCGCGTGTCGTGGCCTCCCGGGCGCCGAGCGTGGCCCGATCACGGTCCGATCACGGTCCGTTGCGTACGGTGGGGCCAGTGAAAGCCGGCTACGGGACGGCCTACGCCAAGGCACGGCGGGAGCTGCTGGCCGACGGGCCCCGGTGCTGCGTGCCCCGGTGCCGGCGCAAGGCCACGACCGCCGACCACTACCCCGCCCTGGCCGTGCACGACCACGTCGACGGGTCGGGGTGCTGCGAGCTGCGCCCGATGTGCCTGCCGTGCAACACGGCGCTCGGCGCGCTGCTCGGGTCCGCGTTGGCCGCGCAACGCCGCCAACGCAAGCGCGACGCCGGGGTTTCTTCGCGCGCCGCCCCAGCAGCACCCCGGCCCCTTCCGTCACGATCTCCACGGAAGGCGCCGGCCCGGGCCCGATCGAAGCGCACCAAGCCCGATCCGCCCAAGCTGGGCCGGCTCGAACCACGACTGGTCACGCCGTTACCGGGGGGCGTGGCCTCGTGGGGGTCCGAGGTCGCGGACTGGTCGTTGGAGCACCTGGGCGTCAAGTTCATGCCCTGGCAACGCTTCGCCGTCGACGGGATGCTGGCCCAACGCTCCCCCACGTCGCTGCTGGCCCGCCGATCGTTGATCAGCGTGGCCCGCCAGAACGGCAAGACGCAGATTCTCAAGGCGCTGATCGGGTGGTGGATGACCGAGGCGAAGAAGTGGCGGGGCGGGGAACGTCAAACCGTGCTCCAGATCGCGCACCGGCTCGATCTGCTGCGCGACGTGTTCGATCACGTCGCGCCCATCCTCGCCGACCTGGTCCCGGGCGCGGTCGTGAAGTGGAGCTATGGCCGCCAGTCGGTGACGTTCCCGGATCGATCCCAGTGGCTGATCGCGTCGGCCCGCCCGAGCTCGGGTCACGGGTTCTCGGTCGACCTGGCCGTGCTCGACGAGCTCTGGTCCATTCCGCCCGACGTGGTCGAGATCGGCGTCGCGCCCGCGACCCGGGCCCGGCGCTCCCCCCTGATCGCGGCGTTCTCCACCGCGGGCGACCAGTCGTCCACGCTGATGCTCCAGTGGCGCGAGGCCGGGCTACGGGCCATCGACTCCGGTCTGCCCGGCCCGTTGTACCTGGCCGAATGGTCCCCGCCCCCGGGCGCCGACCCCGACGACCCGGCCACGTGGGCGTGGGCCAACCCGGCGCTCGGGCACACCATCGAGCTCGACACGATCCGCGACGAAGCCCAAGGCGACGACCGCAACGCCTTCCTGCGGTCGAGCCTGAACCTCTGGGTCGCGGCGTCCAAGGCGTGGCTCCAGCCGGGCGAGTGGGAGGCGTGCCGGGTCGACCCGGGCCCGGCCCAGGGCGGCGGGGTCCTGGCCTGTGACGTGTCGACCGACGGCAAACGCTGGGCCGGGGTGCGGGCCTGGGCGTCCGGGCCTGGTCGCCACCGCGTTCGTGGCCAGTTCCGAACCGGAGTTCTGGGCCGCCGTCGGCCACGTCCTCGACGACGACCCCAAGGTCAAGTTCGCGCTCACCCCGCCGCTGGAGGTCCACTGCCCCGAGCAGTACGCGCGGCGCACCACCACCGTGGGCACGCCGAGGTCACGGCCTGGACCGGCACGGTGCGCTCCGCCATCCTCGACGGCCGGGTGCTCCACGGCGGCGAGCAGCTCCTGGCCGAACACGTCGAGCGCGCCGTCGGCGTCCAGTCCAACCGCTCGCTCACGTTGTCGTCGATGAAGTCGCCGGGGCCGATCGAGCTGTGCCGGTGCATGATCTGGGCCTGGACCCTGGCCACCGTGCCCAAGTCCCGGCGCCGGCCCGCGATCGTCTACTCGGGGTGAGCTGCGCCGTGCTGGGCGGTCTCTCTCTCTGTGCCACCCCCCTAGCTAGGTTCTCCCCCGCGTGGTGGGGTGGGCCGCGATGGCCAACCCGCTTCGGTTCCTGATCGGCCCATCCGAGGCGAGCTGCGCGCCGGGGCCGCCACGATCCGGCCCCAGCCCCGCGTCGCGCCGGCCGGGGGCGCCGCGTTCGGTACCGCGTGGGGCTACCGGGATCACGCGCCTCGCCCCGTTCGATTGGGCGCCCCCCACCGACCTGTGGTCCCGCGAGGCGGCGATGACGGTCCCGACGGTGCAACGGTGCCGGGATCTACTGGCCAACGCCGTCGGCGCCCTGCCCCTGGTCCCGTTCCGGGTCCAGTGGGACGAACCGTCGGGCTCGAACATCGAGCTCCGGCTGCCGCCGTCGTCGTGGATGATCCGCCCCGATCCGACCAAAACTCGGAACTGGATCTTGGCCTGGACGTGCGACGACCTGATCTTCACCGGCCGCGCCTACTGGCTGGTCGTGACCCGGTACGCGACGGGGTTCCCGGCCAGCTTCGCTCGGATGCCCGTCCCGGAGGTATCGGTGCGTTCCGACGGGTCGGTGAGCTGGAACCAGCAGCCCGTCGACCCCGGCGACGTGATCGAGTTCCTGTCCCCCATCGAGGGCTGCTCTACTTCGGGTGGCGGGTCATCAACACGTCGCTCCAGCTCGACGCCGCCGCGGAACGCTTCGCCGCCGTCGACCTACCGGCCGGGGTGCTGAAGCTCACCGGCGACCCGATGTCCGACACCGAAATGATCGCCCTGGCCGACTCGTGGTCGGCGTCGCGGCTGGCCCGGACCACGGCCGTGCTGAACGATCAGGTCGAGTTCATCCCGACCGCGATCGACCCGGCCAAGCTCCAGCTCACCGAGGCTCGCCAGCATCAGGCCTTGGAGATCAGTCGGCATGATGAACACGCCCGCGTACCTGGTCGGGGCGCCCCAGGGCTCGGGCATGACGTACGCGAACACGGTCCAGGCCAAGGCCGACCTGATCGACTTCGGGGCCATGCCCTACATCCAGTGCATCGAGCAGACCTTGTCGGGGCCCAACGTGATCCCGGCCGGGCAGTTCGTCCGGCTCGACACCAACGTGTGGCTGCGCTCCCCGTTCAACAGTGGCACCCCGACCCCGACCTGACGCCCAGCTCGCGGTCGACACCCCCGCCCCGGCCCCCGCCGGCTCGCCGCCCCGGGGGCCGGGGCGACCCCGCCAGGTCGACGGGCTCAACGAAGGGACCCCCGCGCCATGATCCTCGCCACGTTCTCCACCCCCGCCGTCGGTCCAGGCCGCCGAAGGGGACACCCCGTCCCGGACCGTGGCCGGTCCTGGCCGTCCCGTGGAACGTGATCGGCAACGTCTCCACCGGCCAGCGCGTCAGGTTCCTGCCCGGCTCGCTCGACGCCGCGGCCCGGCCGGTGCTGCTGCGCGACCACGACCCGCGCCGGGCCCTGGGTCGGGTCGTCGACGCGTCCGAGACCGACGCCGGGATGACCGTGTCGGCCCGGATCTCGGCCGTCGCAGCCGGCGATGACGCCCTGGTGCTCGCGTCCGACGGGGTGCTGTCCATGTTCTCGGTCGGCGCCAACCCGACCCAGTACCACTACGACGACGACGTGCTCGTGGTCGAAGCAGCCGACTGGCAGGAACTGTCGTTGTTGCCGCTCGGCGCGTTCCCCACCGCGACCGTGTCCACGGTCGCGGCCACCGCGCTACCACCCGAAGGGACTCCCACCGTGCCCGAGCTCGCCCCTGCCCCCACCATCGAACCCGTCCCCGCCCTGCCCGTCATCGCGGCCGGGCCCGTCCCGATCCCGATCACGACCAACGCCCCCGCGCTGCCCCGCCCCGATCTCTCGATTCGGGGCGTGGCCCGCATGATCGCGGCCGGGGCCCGGGCGCCCGAGATCATGGCCGCGCTCACCAACGTGATCACCGACGACATCGACGGCGCGGCCGACGCCGGGATCGTCTGGCCCGCGTTCTCGTCCGAGGTGCGGGGCCTGATCGCCTACGGGCGCCCCACCATCAACGCCATCGACCGGGCCCCGTTGCCCCCGTCGGGCATGCGGGTCGAGTGGCCGGTGTGGGGGACCTTGCCCCTGGTCGACATGCCAGGCCACCGAAAAGACCCAGGTCGCGTCGGGCCCGGCCACGATCATCAACGACGGGACCGACGTGCTTACGTTCGCCGGGGCCAACGACATCAGTCTCCAGGCCGCGCAACGCTCGAACCCGAGCTTCGTCGAGCAGTACCTGCGGGCCATGGTCGAGATCTACAACCGCCAGACCAACGGCTACGTGATCACCCAGCTCGCCGGGCCGCCACCGCGGTGCCCCCCGCGGCATCGTTCGTCGACACCGATCGAAGCGATCGTCGGGTCGTTCGATCCGCTCACCGTGCCCGACGGGCGGTCTGTTCTTCGGTCTCTCGTGGGATGTGGCCTCGACCCTGATCGGGGTGACCGGGCTCAACGGGCCGGCGTTCTGGACGTGAGCCTCAACCTGTCCGGGGTGGCCCAGGGCGTGTCCGGGGGGCTCAACATCTACCTCGACCGCCAGCTCCCCGCCAAGACGATTCTGGCCGGCGTGTCGGGCGCCGCGACGTGGTACGAGGACCCGGCCGCCCCGGTCGAGCTGCGCGTCGTCGACGTGTCGCTGCTCGGGCTCGACGTGGGCGTGTACGGGTTCGCCGCGCTCGGGATCGAGAACCCCGGGTCGCTGCGCAAGGTCACGTTCACGACGCTCCCCACCGTCGCCGCGGGGCCGACCGCCAGCAGCTCCAAGAAGTAGCGCCGGTGCCCTGGATCAACGGCGCCGAGCTCGCGGAGTACCTGGGCCACGACTACGCGGCCATGGACCCCGACGAAGCGGGCCGGTTCGATGACCGGGCCCAGGCCGCCGCGGACTGGGTCTATGCCCGCCGTTCCCGGTACTCCCGCTACGCCGCCGACGACCCGGTGATCGTCCCGAGCTCCCAGGTCCGCGAGGGACGCTGATGTACGGGGTGATCCTGCTGCGCGACCAGGGCGCCTACGACGGCGCGGTGTCGTTCTCGGATTTCGCCGGGGCGAACATCCCGACCGGGGGCTCGATGGGCCAAGTGAACCGGCTCATCGGCGTGCCCGTCGCGGCGGCGGTCTGATGGATCTGGCCGCCGCCCGCGACGAGCTGGCCGACCGGCTGGCCACGATCGGGATACGGGCCGTGACCGAACCCCGCAAGATCCTCGCCCCGTGCGCCCTGATCGAGATCCCCGCCACCGTCCGGCTCACCGCGCTGGGCCCCGACTGCTCGGCCGTCGTCGCGGTGACCGTGACGTTGATCGCGCCGGCCAACGACCCCGACTGGCTCATGGCCAACGTGATCGCGGCCATGGGCGCGGTCGGGTGCGTCGAGTCGTCCACGGTCCAGTTCTCGATGGGGGATGACGCCGTGCTCCCCGCCTACGCCCTACCCGTGATCCTCACCGTGAAAGAGAGTTGACCCATGGCCTACACGTCATCCGCGACCGTGATCACCCCCGGCAAATGGACCCTGATGCTCGGGTTGGCCACCGCCGACCAGGAGTTCTCGTGTGACGCCGGGGGGGTGCACCTGGCATCGGACGCCCAGACCACCACCGTCGCGCCGACCCTGTGCGCCCCCGGCTACGACGACATCGCCAGCGTGAACCATTCCCTGACGCTCGACTTTCAGGCGTTCCTGGACGAAGCCGCGTCGCTCTGGTTCTTCCTCTGGGACAACGCCGGGGCCGAAGCCAAGTTCGAGTTCACCGGGACCAACGCCGCCACCGCGCCGACCACGCCGTTCATGGTCTCGGGCACGGTGCGGCTGGTGAAACCCCCGCTCGACGCCGTCGCCGGTGAGGTCGTGACCGGATCGGTGACCCTGCCGTGCACGGTCGAGCCGACCGTGACCAAGCCCGTCGCGCTGGCCGGCGCCGCCGTCGAGTCGTGAGCGTCCCCGCCGATCTGCGGCGGGCCGCCGACTCGATCGACGGGATCGTGACCAAAGCGCTCGGCCGCGTCGCGCTCGACGCCAAACGCCAGTTCCTGGACGCCGGCCGGCGCGCCTCCGGGGGGGATCTGCGCCTCTCGGGGTCGGGCCGCAAGGGGCACCAGGATCAATGTCCGGTACTGGTTCGACAAGGGCTCCGGGGGGCCGGTCGTTGACGGTGCGGGCGATCGGCCCGTGGCAGTTCATCGAAGGGGACCCGACGGGGCGGCTACCAGATCCCCCGCAAGCCGATCCGCAAACGCAAACGCCGGGTCGTCGCGATCGGTTCCGATCGGGTGACGGGCCCGATCCACGGCGGGGCCACGCACCGGGCCCGCCACGCGTGGACCGACACGATCCCGGCCGCCGCCGACCGGGCCGGCGACGTGCTGACCGGCGAGCTGGTCAAGGGACTCCGGTGGTGAGCTGATGGTCGACAAGAAACTCGACTTCACGATCTCGGCCAAGGACGACGCGTCCGACACCATCGACGAGATCGCCGACGCGTCGGCCGAGCTCGAAAAGCTCGACCCGACCGTCACCGTCGACGCCCGCGGCGCCGAGCAGGCCAAGTCCGACCTGAAGGGCGTCAAGTCCGCCGCCGAGGACATCGCCAAGGTCTCGCCCAAGGTCTCGATCACGATCGACGACGACGCGCTCGACGCGGCCCGCCGCAAAGCCCGCTCGATCGGCGACGAGGGCCACGGCGCCGGCAAGGCGTTCGGGTCGAGCTTCGTCTCGGACGTGGGCGCCCCGATCGGCGGCGGGCTCGAAACCGGTGTTCGGGGACATCGCCCAGTCGTTCGAGACGTTCGGGGAGTCGGCCGGGGGTCTGTTCGGCGGCAAGGTCGGCTCCGCGATCTCGAACCTGGGCACCGTCGCCGCCACCGCGTTCGGGGTCGGGGGCCTGGCCTACATCGCGGTCACGACGTTCTGGAACCTGTTCACGTCCGGCTCCGCGGACGCCAAGAAGCGGATCGAAGAGGTCGCCGCGGCCCAGCTCCTGCTGGCGTCGGGGAACACGCTCGACGCCGTCAAGAAGCTCAACGAGACCTATGGCCAGGCCATCGACAACGCCGAGCAGCTCGGGCGTGACCCAGGCCGAGACGACCCAGTTCCTGCTCGGGTCGAGCTCGGCGTTGGGCCGCTACTCCGCCAGTCTCCAGATCACCGGCGACGACCTGGCCGACACCCAGGAGCTCCAGGCCTCACTTCTCGGATCTCACCTACGACCAAGGCCCAGGCCGTGGCCGATCTGCTCCAGCCCCTGTTCAAGGCCCGCCAGGAATACAAGCGCACCGGCACCGATCTGGAGTCGTTGCAACGCCAGCAGTTCGAGACCCTGAAAGGCGTCGACGCCTCGACCGAGGCCTACCTGGGTCTGGCCAAAGAGGCGTTGCCCGCGGTGCGGGGCGAGATCGTCAAGTACCTGGCCCAGCAGAACGAGATCCCGGAGTCGGTCGTCACCTCGTACGGGTCCGACATCGACGAGGCGGAGCTGGCCGACATCGAGCGCCGCATCGATCTGGTGGCCCGCAACCGCGAGATCGCGATCAAGTTCGAAGGGGACTTCTCCAAGCTGATCTCCGACTACGCCGCGTTGGCCCGCCGTGGCCTGGTCCCGCCGCTCCAACCGCTCGGATCGTCCGCGAGCTCGGCCGGGTCGGTGACCATCAACGTCCCCGCGACCTTGAACCCGGCCGCCGTGGTCGACGCCGTCGCCGCGGGCCAGCATCGCAACGGGTCGCTGCGGCGGGGGCCCTGATGCGCCCCGCCGACGCCCCGTTCCCGACGCCGTCGCGGTGCCCGGTGCCTGCCCGCTCGATCTCCACGTGGCCATCAACATCCTGGCCGCGTTGACGGGGGCGCCGGCCTGGGATGACCCCGACACGCTCTGGGATGACGCCGTGTGGCGCGACCGGGAACGCTGGGTCGACGTCGCGCCCGACGTGACCGGGCTCACGATCACCCGGGCCGACGATCAGGCCGCCCACCTCACCGTCGAGCTGCGCAATACGTCGCTGCGCTACTCCCAGGCCGAGCTCGACTTTCCGATCGGCGGGCTGGTCGCGGTGTGGCTCGACGACGACTGGCGCTTCTACGGGCGGATCACGGCCTGGACCGAGAACTATCCGACCACCCCCGACCGCGACGCCCAGCGGGCCCAGGCCACCGTCACGATCGAAGCGTTCGATTCGGTGTTCCTGCTCGACCAGCAGCTCGACGGGGTCGAGTACCACCTGGGCGCCGACGGGGACACCACCCCAACCCGGATCGGGACGTTGGCCACCACGGCCGGGTTCCAACGTCACCTGAAGCTCGATCAGTCCGCCATGCCCCACCGGGACCAGGCCACCGTCAACCCGCTCTACGAATCGCTGCTGGTCACGGCCGAATCCGACGGGGGGCTGATCTTCGTCGACAACGACGGCGCCCTGATCTACCTGGACCGCGAGTCGTTCCTGGTCGGGCGGGGCGACCACGCCCAGCCGGTCGTGACCGTGTCCGGACACGTGCGCCCCCGACACGATCGCCTACGCCGACGGGCTGCCCCGCACGTCCGACACGTTGATCCGCAACGACGTGCAACTGGCCAACGTCGACGAGGTCGCGGTGAGGGCGTTCGATCAGGGCTCGATCTCGGCCAAGGGCCGTCGGGTGCTGACGTTGATCGACCAGACCTGGGCCGACCCGATCGCGGCCCAAGCCCTGGCCGACGATCTCCTGGCCCGGCTCGTGGTCGCGACCTACTTCCTGGACCCGATCACGATCGCCCGCCCCCCGTACCCCGAGCTGCGCATCGGTGACGTGATCCGCTACCAGCGGACCCTGCCGTCGGGGGTGCGGATCGACGCCAATTTCCGGGTCGTGGACCTGGGCTGGTCCTACGGGCCCGGGGGCGAGCTGCTGACGATCGGGACCAGTCCCGTAACCGCTTGGAACGCCTACACGCGCTGGGATGACCCCGCCGCGCTCTGGGATGACCCGGCCGCCGTCTGGGTGGCCTAGGAAGGATCGACACATGGCCTGGGACCCGCCCAACGCCTCCATCCCCGCCCCCGGCCTGCCGATCGTGTCGGCCTGGGCGCTCGATGTCATGGACGCCTCGACGCCGATCTACGCCTCCAAGGGCGCGCTCGACGTGGGCTGGACCGACGCCCCCGAGGGCGCGTCGGCGCACGTCGTCGACCAACGCCGCACGTTCCGACGCCGGGGCGGGGCGTGGCTGCTGCCCCTGGAGACCGTGCAAGGCCTCAAGGCGAACCTGGTCAACCCGTGGCTCAACGACACCCCCGGGATCACGCCCCCGGCCGACACCCAAGGCGTCCCCGTCGCGCCGGGCGGGGTCGGCCCGATCACGCTGAAGGGGCGCCGGACCTACGTGGTGAGCTTCCGGGGCCGGTTCTCGATGGCCGCCGCCGTGACCAACAAGGTCCTGACCATCGTTGTCAACTGCACCGGCACCGGGGGCCGATGTGCCCCTGGTCGGCTACATCGGCAACGCGCCCCAGTTCACGAACGGGCAACGCCCCATCGACGCCGCCGTGCCCCTGTCCTTTCAGGGCGTGGTCGTGAAACAGTCCTGGACCGGGCTGCTGGTCACCGGGGGGGCCGACGATCAGGATCTGGCCGTGTCGTGGGAGCTGGTCGTGGCCGGCCCCGCCACCCCGATCGTGATCGTCGAGACCGGCCTGGTCCTGGTCGATGTCGGCCCGGGCTGATGCCCCGTCATCACGTGCTCGACGGCAAGGGCCTGGACGCGACGTTGCGCGCCGTGCAACGCCAAGTCGTCCTGTGGTATCCGTCGAGCTCGGCCCGCGACGCCGACCTACCCCGCCCCTGGGACGGCGCCACGGTGCTGTACCCGTCCGGCTCGACGCTGGTCGTCGAGTCGTGGCACGCCGGGCGGTGGTGGCCGCTCGGTGGCGGCGGCGGCGGGGCCCCCGGGGTCACCGATCACGGCGCGCTGACCGGGCTCGGCGACGACGATCACGCCCAGTACCTCCTCGCGGCCGGGGACACCGCGACGGGCCCGATCCGTTCCGCGCCGGCTGGCACCCCCAACGACAACGCCGAGCTCGTGAACAAAGGCTGGGTCGATGGGCGGGTTCGTGACCCATGAGTCGGCCGCGAACCCCCACGCCGGCTACCTCACCCCGGCCGAGATCTGGCCGGCGCCAACATCACCGTCACCCCCGGCGCCGGGGGGTCCGTGACGATCGCGGGCGCGGCCGGGGGGATGTCCAGACCGACGGGGATCTGCGTTACGTGAACGTGGCCGGCGACACGATGACCGGCCCGCTCGTGATCGCCGGGATCTCGGGCACCGGGGACATCACCACCACCGGCAAGGTGAAACCCCGCTACCAAGGGATCGCCGGGCTGGTCGCGATCACCCCCGTCACGACCTGGACCCAGTTCCCGCTTACCCCGATCGCCGGGGCCGAGCAGATCGGGAACATCGTCACCGCCAACAACATCACGGTCCCGGTCGCCGGCCTGTACGCCTTCACGCCTTCGTTCTGCTCGACCGGGTCGTGACCGGGATCGAAATGTCGGTCCAGGACTCCAGCGGCTCGAACAAGGCCTACATCCGGTGGCCGTCCCCGACGCCCAGACCCGGTTCATGTTGTCGGGCCTGGCCTACTTCACCGGCCCGACCTACCTCACGTGCTGGATGATCACCGGGGGCGGATGCATTGCCGGGGGCAACGTCGAATCGGTGTTCTACGTGGCCAGCCAGTTCTAGGGAGGCTCGATGTCCTACTCGACGATCGCCACCATCCAACGCTCGACCGCGCTGGCCGAACGGGTCACGGCCGCCGCCGCGACCGAAACCGGGCCCGGCGAGGGGAACACCCAGTTCGCGCCCCAGTGGACCAGCGAACGGTCCTGGGATCTGGCCGCGACGCCGGGGTGGGCCGACGCGTGGGCGTCCGCGGTGGAGGGCGGGATCACCGACCCGGGGCGTCCGAGCTCGTGATCACCGACCCGATGATTCTGTCCCGGGTCCAGCAGCTCCTGGCCGTCTACCCGATGCCCGACGCGCCGTGATCGCGATCGCGATCTGGCCGGATGGGATCGTGGCATCGGCCGCGCTGGTCGCCGGTGATCCTGGCCGTGGTCGCGTGGCGCGGCGTGCGAGTCCACCTCACGATCCGACGAGAGGATCCGCCCGATGATCGGTGACATCGAACCCGCGCGACGTGGTCGACACCGCGCCCGCCGACCCCGAGGCCACGGCGCGGGCGTTTGTGCGGCTCCGCCACGCCCTGGCCCCCGACCACGGCACCTGGGACGAGCTCCACCCGTTCGAACGGGCCCTGCTCGTGTTCACGCTCGCGGCGCTGCTGGACCTGCTGCGCCGCCAAGGGGCGCGCTGATGGGCGCGATTTGGCTCGACGGGCGCCTCGCCGCCTACCCGGCCCTGGACGTGGTCTGTCGCGCCGCGGGGCTCCACGTGCGCACCTGGGCCGGCTGGCAGAACATCAGTCGCAGCTCGGGCGGGTTCGAGCAACTGCTCGGGATCGTCGTGCATCACACCGCGTCGCCGCCCACGTCGAGTTTCGACAACGACTGGTCCTACTGCGCCGTGGGCCACCCCGACGCGCCCTGCGCCAACATGCTGCTCGGCCGGGACGGCACCGTCGGAATTCACAGTGGAGGGGCGAGTAACCACGCCGGGAAGGGCGGGCCATGGGCCGCGACCAAGGCGTGATCCCGCTCGACTCCGCGAACAGCCGCACGATCGGGATCGAAGCCCAGAACAACGGCACCGGCGAGGCGTGGGCCCCCGTCATGCTCGACGCCTACGAACGACTGGTCGGCGCGCTGTGCTCGGCCTACGGGCTCAACCCCGACCAGGACGTCCCCGCCCATTACGAGTGGGCCCGGGCCGGCAAAATTGACCCGTGGGGCGGCTCGACCGCGACGCCGGGCCACCCGTACTCCGGGCCCCGGTCGTGGGCCATGGCCCAGTTCTCGGAGTACGTGCGCTCGACAATGGGCGGCACCCCGCCCGGGAAGGATGATGACGACGTGGGCTACCTCTACTCGGACCCCCCGCTGGTCCAACGTGTGGATCATCCCGTCGGGGATCAACGTCGACGGGGCCGGGGCCGGCGCGCTGCTGGCCCAGGGCGTGCCCCAGGCCTCCAGCCAAAACGATCAGGTCGTCGCGGCGTGCTGCCACGCCTCGTGGGGCATCGAAGCCGAGACCCCGTCGGCGCGATCGAGCTCGCCGTGCGGGGCGGGTTCCTGGTCCCCACCGTGACGCGCCCCGAGCCCGCGCCCGCGGAGTGCACCGTGGGCGCCTTGACATAACCAAGATTCTCGGACGATTCCGGGTGCTCGAACCCCGATCGCCGGCCCCCTAACCTGTCGACCCGGCGCCCAGTCCGCGCCGGCCTCGTCCAAGGTGGCCCGGCGCGGACGGGGCGTCGGGCCTGGCCCCCACGGGGGCCGGAGGAACGTACCGCGCCGGGCGGTCGCGGTGCTCGGGGTGGGGGGGGCGGGGTGCGTGGCTTGGAGGCCTTGACCCCCGCCCCCCCCGCCACCCGACCACGATCCACGACACGGCCCCCCCCGCTCGCCGTACCGTCGCGCTCACCAACGTGGACGGGAACGCGGAACGGCGCCGGTACGCATGCCGGCGCCGTTCATTGAGTGATCCCGCCCGCCTTAGCCACGGGGGTTCACGCCCAATGCAAGATAACCAGCCCACCGGCACGACGGGTGCACCCCCGCCGCCGCTCACCCCCGAACAGTGGGCCGAGCTGGCCGAGCTCCTGGCCCAGGTCTACCGCTACGAATGGCTCACCGAATCGGACCTGGCCGCGATCGAGCAGCTTCTCCCGCTCGATCAACCGGCGACTGTTCCCGCCCGACGCCCCCGCCCTGCCCGAGATCGAGCCCTACCTGTGACCGGCCGAGCGCATCCCCTGGCCGAGCTGCGCACCTTCCGGGCCCACCTGGTCGCCGCCAAGCTCGGCGCCGCCGACCAGCTCGTGCTCCTCGCGTTGGCCATGCGCGCCGCCCCCGACGGTACGAGCTGGGCCACGCTGGCCCAGCTCATCGACGACACGGGGCTCTCGCGCCGGGCCGTGACCTACGCCCTGGCCCGCGGGCTCGAATCGGCCGTGATCGCCAAAGCCGGCGAACGACCAGCTCGGGGCCGTCCGATCGTGATCTACCGACTGGCCGGCATGGGCCCCGGCGTGACCGGCGCGTTGTCCCCAGAGGTGCACGACGGTGCACCTCTCGTTGTCCCCAGAGGTGCACCACCATGCACCTCAGAGGTGCACCACCATGCACCTCTAGAGGTGCACCACCGTGCACCTGCTGGTACTGATCAGTTCACTGAGAAGGGCTTAAGAAAATTCGTTAACGGTCTGGC